TATATTCTCTCAATAAACCTTTTTGGTCATTTGTAAGATTACTATATTTGTTATTAAATGATTCAACCAATAATTTATAAGAAACTGCTCTTAAATCATCATCTTGTTTTCTATATTCTTCTAAAACAGCATCTTTAAGTTTTACATCTTTATTTTGAATAGAAGAATTGATAATATTTTCTGCAATTGTAAATCTTGCCGATACTATGTCAGTTGGTTCGTATTGTGTATCCGTTATAACTGTTTCAAATATTTTATAAATAGATGCTAATGTTTTATAATTAGAAATTGGAGATTTAATAAACTCATCTAAATTATAAGTTTCTTTAATCTCTTTTATAAGATTGTATTTTTCCTTTGTAAGTTTTTTCTCGTCTATTTTTTTACGAGCTTCTAATATTGTATTGATAAATTGTTCAGCCTTTGATTCTGAATTATATTTTTCATTAATAAGATATTGATATAATTTCAATTCTTTTGATAATTCTTGTTTAGAATTAAAGTGTTCTTTCAAAAGTTTTTCAGCTACTGACTTACTAGATGACATAACCTCTGAGGTAATTTGTCTTACTAATAATTCAAATAAGAATCCCGTATTTTTAAACTTTGAATGTTTTATTTTTTTCATTAAATTATACAATTATTCTGATATAAATATATTTTATTATTGGTTTATTACTATTTTATGTTATCTTCTGTTAAAATAGTCTTTTTATTTCCGTCCATATCTTTAAATATCTCTGAATATGAATCTCTTGCTTTATATTTTACAGACCCTTCTTTTTGTTTAAGAGTCTTAATACCTAATGGGTCTCTACCTTGTGGATGGTCATCTTTACCATATCTAACAGGGTCTTTTGGTCGACCACCTTTATCATCTTCTTCTAATTCCGATTTAAGTCTATTCAATTCTTCTTCTACATTAGTTGGTTCATCGGTACCTGTTTCTTTTGCAGGGTCAACACCTTGTGTCTCAATTGATGTTAAACGGAATGTTTGTTTGGTATCATCTAATACCTGTAATGTCATTGTATCTTGTTCATCTTTTGCAAGTTTCATTACCGCTTCATACATCCACTCTTTAGAGAACATTTTAGTTTGTTGCATTTGTGTAATCAATGCTACTTTTGAAGTATATAATTCAACTTGTTCTTGTTCGTAGATTTTTGATGGTATTGTAAGTTCTAATGTAAAATCAGTTAGTCTATCATCGGTAATACCTTGTGCGTATAAGTGAATAATTGCTATTTTAGTCAATTCTGAAATTAATACTCTTTGTACTCTTTCAATTGTTTTTGCAAATCTAACATCTTGTGCTGCCAATGTTGCTTTACCATTTACATCTTCTTCGTATCCTAAGAATGCTTTTGGAATTTTCAATGCTGCCATTAACTTACCTTTTAAGTAGTTAATATCATCAATCATATTATATTCCAAACCTTTTAAGGTATCAATTGAAGTACCATTATCATTACCACGAACTGGCATATAATAATCTTCAATAAGGTTTTGCATATTGTATTTCAAATTGTAATCTCCCGTTCTTTCGTCTACAAATGGAACTTTCTTAGAACTATTGATAATCTTCTGCATGTAGTTATCCACTTCATTTGGTGGAATATTACCTACATCTATTTTGAATATTCTTTTTTCAGGAGCTCTCATTACTCTATGAATTAACATAGCATCTTCCATTAACATCAATTGTTTCCAAACTCTTCTTGCACCTTCTATCATTGATTTTCCGTAAGGTAAAAAGTTTGAATCCGAATTTAAACGGAAGTGAGCCATTTCATAGTTTTCAAATTCTTTCTTTGGAGTTTGTCCATATCCACCCGATGGGTTTTGGTATGGTGCGTATATGAATTTAACTCTTTGTGGATTTTCTGGGTCAAAATTTTCAACTCTACTAACTTCGTATGTTGATAATGGCATTACATTTACAATACCCAATTTATCTGCTATTTCTAATTGTAAAAAGAAATCACCATATTTTACTAAGTTTCTAGTCCATGGCCAGAGGTTAAATTCTACATTAAGAATATCATAGAATAAATTTTCTAATAATTGTTTTATTTGGTCATCTTCATGATGAATTTTTAAAACATTACCCATTTCATTTCTTGCAGTAGTTTCATCAGAATATACATCCAATGCTGATGATAAAATCGGGTCCATATCCATTGAATCATAGTCTCTAAACAAGTCAATTCTAACTTGCTGATATGCCATTGATGATGCCGTTTGGCCTGTACCATAGTTTGTCACTTTCATTTTCATAAAGCGGTCAACTAAGTTTGTGGTCATATTCTGCCACTCATCGGTATCAATTACTTTAACACCATCTTCCGTTTTACGGACAATAGTATTTGTTGAAAATAATTTTTGTAACCTACTAAATATTGTTTTATCTGCCATTTTTGTTTATATTATCTTTAAATATACGGAAAATATTTGAGTTTTCCAAATATTACCATTTCCTGCAAGACCAATAATTTGCTTTTGTTCTTGGACCTGGACTATCACAATTCATTCTTGCTCTAAATGATTTCCTAGCTGCAGGATTTGATTTTCTAATTTTCATTCCTTTTTGTCCAAAGTTTACCTTAACAACATTACCTGCTGGGTTCTTTACATATACTTTGAATTTCTTAACATCACCTTGCATTGGTTTACCCAACTTAACTTCTCTACCTTGATATTCTGCTTCTCTTAAACATTGACAACCTTCATTTAAAGATTTATCATAGTTTCTCATAAAAGAAATAAAATCTTCCATATCCTCATCTTCTACATCATATTCTTCTGGTTCAACTAATCCGTTATTAACATCATCGTCACTATTGATATCTTCACCAAACATACCTACAAAATCACCTTGATATCTATTACCAGGTCTGCCTGACATTGCCGTTGCAAAATCTTTTCTAACTTTTTCTTTTCCTTTAGCTATAAAGTTAAAAAGGTTTTTAGCATTCAAATTAAAATCATCTATAAATTTTTGTACTATACTATCACGTGTACCCGTCAATCTAGCAATTTCTTTTGCTTCTCTACCGGTTGTTTCACTTACTACATTTTCCTTTACAGGAACACAATTTGGTACTTCTCTACCATCTTTTTTCTTAGTTCCTACCATTTCATATCCTTTCCAACAAGGATTTTCCATTTCTTTTAACGGAATTAAATTAATTAGTCTCATATTACAATAGTTTCAACATATAAATATATAATTATCCTAATAACCAAGTTAAATTTTCTACTCCCTTTTTACCCATATCCATTTCATATGGATTTTGTTTAAGATGTCCTGATGCGACAAATCCGGTATATTGACTTACCTGTGTTGAATTTAACATTGTTTTTGTCAAATCAATACCTTCTTGCTTCAAACGAAGTGCTGTATTACGAACCCAAAGTCCAATTGCTAATGCCATCGTAAGGTCATCATTATATCCCTTCATTGCTTCTGCTCTACCATTGTACCAAATAAATGTAAATAGTTCATCTATAAGTCTTTGAGAACGAATGAGGATGTCTTTGTTGTTTATGTATGTATCTAATGTTGAAATAATAAGAGGTCTTGTCTTTGTTGTTGTTCCAAATCCTGCTACTAATTTCTTTTCATCTCTATAAAACTTATTGGATACTTGTTTTTCAACATCTATATATTTTAAGTCATTACTCATATAAAATAGGTTACCATATCCTCTATCAATTACTTGTTGAATAGTTGCCCATCCTACATTTGAGTTTTCTATAATTAATAGTGCGTTATTCCATTCGGTTGCAACTGCTACTAAAAAGTTTCCAAAATCTTTTGTTTCAATTTTACCTCTATATTCTGCAACTTGTGAACTATCTTCAATATCAATTACTTGGAATGTTGAAAAGTCACTCCCATCACCTCTCGCGACATCGGCAACTACTATATACACTCTATTATAATTTGCGTGTTCCCATTTCCAATAGTTACCATCAAATCCACCCTTTTCAACCGGGTCCATTACATATGTATCTTTATACCATGTCAGTAATGCTGGGTCAATTACAGTATCTCCTGAACCTACGAAATCGCAATCACACTCTTGAGATGCACCTTTAACTCCTAATATACGAGTTTGTTCATCTCTCCATGCCTGATTTCTTTCTGGATGTTTTGTCCAATGTAAATTTATATTATTAAATCCGTTTGACCCACTTTCACCATCTACCCACATTTTATGAAACCAATTACCTACACCATTTGGAGTAGATAATACAATTGCAGCACCACCTGTTGATAAAGTTGATTGTGCTGATAACCAAATTTCATCAATATCTCTAATAAATGCTGCTTCATCTACTATCAACAATGACAATGCTTCCGAACGACCTGCATCTGGAGAACTTGCGATTGCTTTTACTTGTGAACCATTTTTTAATTTAAGGGAAAGTTTATTATCTTCAACTGAACTATTACCACCATCTCTTAACCATATTGGAAGTAAGTCGTGCATTACTCTTACTTTTTCAACTAAGTTTTTTGCTACTGTTACTTTTGTTGCAATAACCAATGCATTAAAGTCTTGATTGAATAACATCTTCCACAAAATAAACCCTGCAGATAAGGTCGATAAACCCAACTGACGTGATTTAAGAATAATATTTAAACGATTATCTTTAAAGTCTGTTAAACAATCTTCCTGGAATGGAAAAAGGTGAAAGGGTATTTTACCTCTCACCGGATGCTGAATAATACAATACTTCTTCATAAAGTAAATGGGGTCTAACGCACATTTACGATATTCTTCAGCTATTATTTCTTTTAATGTTTTCTTAG